TTGGAAAAAATTCGTAAATATAATTCAGCAATTACACAATAACATGGCGATAAGAAAAAGAGAAATATCTTTAGAGACAATCAAAGGTAAGTACTCAACAAAAACAAAATACAAACCAGAAAGTTTTTATAATCTTGGAGAGGCTTTTTTGGGGTCATCTGGATTACCGGGACCTATTATGGGTGGTATAAATATGTTTTTAGGACATTCAAATACCTCAAAAACAACGGCAATGATCCTTGCTGCAGCAGACGCTCAAAAAAAAGGACATTTACCTATTCTTATTATTACTGAGAAAAAATGGTCTTGGGAACACGCTATTGAATTAGGGTTACAGGCAGAAAAAAACGAACTTGGTGAGTATGATGGTATGTTTATTTTTAATGATTCGTTTGATGTGATTGAACAAGCAACTGAATTTATTAATGATATTCTTGATGCCCAAGAAAAAGGTGATATTCCTTATAGTTTATTATTTTTGTGGGATAGTATCGGTAGTATACCTTGTCAGATGACTTTTGATGGTAAAGGTGGAGGAATGCACAACGCAAAAGTATTAGCGGATAAAATTGGTATGGGAATTCATTCAAGAATCTCAAAATCTAAAAAAGAAGAATATCCGTATTACAACACTTTGGTTATTTTAAATCAACCTTGGGTGTTACTTCCTGATAATCCATTTGGTCAACCTGAAATCAAAGCTAAAGGTGGTGAAGCGGTATGGTTGGCATCATCATTAGTATTCTTATTTGGTAATCAGAAAAAGGCAGGTATTAGTCACATTGATGCGACTAAGAATGGTAGAAAAGTATCGTTTGCAATTAGAACTAAGATTTCAATATTAAAGAATCACGTTAATGGTCTTGGGTATAAAGATGGTAAGATCATCGCAGTACCACAAGGTTATATTACAGACACAAAAGAATCTTTGGATAACTATAAGAAAGAATATTCTGATTATTGGGAAACAAAATTAGGGTATTCAGATTATTCTTTGGATGAATCTGATGATGACTCTGACGAGTAAAAAGTATTTCAAACGACTTAAAAAATTTAAATGGTCAAAACATTAATTGTTGATGGTAACAATTTATTAAAAATAGGATTTCACGGAGTTAAGGATTTTTATAATAATGGGGAACACATTGGTGGGACTTGGCATTTTCTTAACACAATTCGTAAATTTTTAGAAGAAACTAATTTTAATAAAGTTATGGTCTTTTGGGATAGTGATACAAACTCATCACAAAGAAAATTAATATATCCAAAATATAAGATGAATCGTAAGTCTTCCCCTAATGATGAGGAGAAGACAGATTCATTTAACAAACAAAAAACAAGGGTTAAACAATATCTTGAAGAGATGTTTATAAGACAATTAGAGGTTGAAAATTCGGAAGCGGATGATCTCATTGCCTACTATTGTCAAATCTCTTTAGATGAAGAGAAAACGATATTCTCAAGTGATAAAGACTTAACTCAATTAATCTCAGAAAAGGTATTAATCTATTCACCAAACTTAAAGTCGTATTATAGATTTGGGGACAACATTAAATTTAAAGATTGTTCAATTCCTCATTATAATGTTATGACATTTAAGATCCTTGCTGGTGATACTTCGGATAATATTGACGGAATAAGTTTAATGGGTGAGAAAACTTTAATTAAGTTTTTCCCTGAAATACTTGATTCAGAGATATCTTTAACCGATATTTTAACAAAGGGTGAGTTATTGTTAAAAGAACAACAAAAAAATGTTGTTTTAGGAAATCTACTCAGTGGAAAAACCAAAGAAGGTATCATGGGTGATGATTTTTTTAAAATCAATAAAAAACTCGTAGATTTGTCAGAACCTTTAATTGACGAAGAGGGTAAAGAAATGGTTAGGGAATATTACTCTGAATCGATGGATCCCGATGGGAGAGGACATAGAAACCTAATTAGAATGATGATGGATGACGGGTTCTTCAAATACCTACCAAAAGGTGATGACTCTTGGGTTAATTTTTTAAAACCATTTTTAAAATTATCAAGAAAAGAAAAAACAAAATTTAGAAACAAAAAGTAAAAAAAGTAAAAACAAAAACAAGATGAGAGATCAAGATGTAACAAAAGTTGAATTCCTATTAATGTGTAATGATAACATTGTAGTACAACGTTTTTTTAACGTTAAAGGATTTAACAAAAACGCCCACAAATCTGAGGATTTTTATGACCATATGAGTATGGTATGTCGTAAATTAGAATATGATTTGAAAATGCGATCAGTGGTCTATATGTTAGACAACAAATATGAAATTTCTGAGAATCCAGAAATTTTAAATACGTCAATTACTGACGGTGATGAAAATTTTAACCTTTATATTAAGGTTGGAGACCTGACAATTTGTCAGAGAAGGTTTGATGCTAAAGTGTATCCACCAAAGGTAAGATATACCGTAGACCTACGCCCAAAGCTAAAAGGTATACTAAACGACCTGACTGACATTTTTTCAGGCAAAAATTTTAATTATTTTTACCCTGAATTTATCCAAAACTAATAGTATTTATCTTTACTAACAGAAGGAAAATTATGGCGACAAACAAAAATTTTGAGTATCTAGGAAACACATTCCAATTACAATTACTTAATCAAATTATTTTAGATAAAGATTTTTCACATTCAATTATTGATGTGATTGAAAACAATTATTTTGAAAATAAATACTTTAAAATAATTACCCAAATGATCAGAGAGTATTATACAAAATATGATCACACACCATCATTTGAGACACTAGAACAGATTACTAAATCTGAATTACAACAAGAGATTGCATCCAAGATAGTATTGGATACAATTAAGAAAATTAAGGACGCACCTATTGATGGTGTAGCTTTTGTACAGGAAAAGGCGTTAAAGTTCTGTAAACAACAGGAACTTCAAAAGGTTATGACCAAAGCTCAAAAAATCATTGATGGTGGTGAATTTGAGAACTATGATGCCCTTGAGGAAATGGTTAGAGGAGCTTTACAAGTAGGAGCTAAAGACACAAGTTCAATGGATGTCTTCTCCAACATTGATCAGGTCCTTGATGACGACTACAGACACCCAATTCCAATGGGAATACCTGGAATTGATAGACTACTTAAAGGTGGTTTGGCTAAAGGTGAGATTGGGGTTATATTAGCACCAACGGGTGTGGGTAAATCTACAATCTTAACTAAAATTGCTAACCACGCATTTAACTTAGGAAATAACGTACTTCAGATCTTTTTTGAGGACAACCCAAAGGTAATACAAAGAAAACATTATACACTTTGGACTAAGATTCATCCTGATGAATTGTCAGAAAAAAGAGACGAAGTTATCAAAAAGGTTAAAGATATTGAGGAATCTATGCCAAATAAGTTAATTATGAATAAGTTACCATCTGATACGGTAACCATGTCACAAATTAAGAATCAAATCAGAAAGATGGTTGCTGATGGTAATAAGATTGATATGGTATTACTTGATTACATTGACTGTGTTGTTCCTGATAAGAATTTAGGTGATGAATGGAAGAGTGAAGGATCTGTAATGAGAGCATTTGAAGCTATGTGTCACGAAATGGATTTAGTTGGATGGACTGCAACACAAGGTAATAGAAGTTCTATTTCTTCTGAGGTTGTAACAACTGATCAAATGGGTGGATCAATTAAAAAGGCACAAGTTGGTCACGTTATTATTACGGTTGCAAAAACACTTCAACAGAAAGAAATGAAATTAGCAACAATAGCAATTACAAAATCAAGGGTTGGTGATGACGGAGTTGTATTTGAGAATTGTAAATTTGATAATGCAATGTTAGACATTGACACCGATAGTTCTATGACTTTCTTAGGGTTGGAAGAACAAAAAGAAGAAAAACAACGATTAAGAGTCAAAGAGTTGTTAGAAAAAAGACAACAAAGACAAAACGAAACAAAAACTAATTAATTTTAAGAAAAAAATGGAAAAAATATTAAAGGAAAACCCTAACAGGTTTGTTATCTTCCCGATTGAACACAATGACATATGGGAATACTACAAAATGCATCAGGCGGCGTTTTGGACGGCTGAAGAAGTAGATTTAACGAATGATATTCGCGATTGGGAAAAATTAACAGATAATGAAAAGTTTTTTGTTAAGAATGTATTATCATTTTTCGCAGCTTCTGATGGGATTGTAAATGAAAATTTGGCGGAGAACTTCTATCGTGAAGTACAATATCCTGAGGCTAAGTTTTTCTACGGTTTTCAGTTGGCGATGGAGAATATTCACTCATTAATGTATTCGTTATTGATTGATACTTACATTAGTAATCCAAAAGAAAAAGATGAGTGTTTTAATGCAATTGAGAACTTACCAGCAGTTAAGAAAAAAGCGACATGGGCTCTTGATTGGATTGATAATTCATCATTCCAAGAAAGATTAATTGCGTTTGCTGCGGTTGAAGGTATATTCTTTTCAGGATCATTCTGTTCAATATTTTGGATGAAATCAAGAGGAATAATGCAAGGTTTGTGTAATGCAAATACACTTATTTTTAAAGATGAAAACTTACATTGTGATTTTGCAATTCACTTATTGAACAACCATTGTGAGGAAAAACCATCTGAAAAAAGAATTAAGGAGATTTTGTTATCGGCTTTAGAAATTGAAAAAGAATTCATTACTGAGTCATTACCTGTTTCATTGATTGGAATGAACTCAAACCTGATGAAACAATATTTGGAGTTTGTTGTTGATGGTCTTTTAGTTAAATTTGGTTGTAGTAAAGAATTTAATGTTGAACAACCATTTAAATTCATGGAACAAATTGCAGTTGAAACAAAAGGTAATTTCTTTGAATCAAGAACAATGGAATACCAAAAAGCAAAATTGAACGAAACGATTACGTTTGAAGAAGATTTTTAAATATTAAAAAATTATGATGTCACTTAAAATATTAAAACGAGATGGGGAGAATGTAACGTTTAATCCACAAAAAATTTACAATCGTGTTAAACGATCAGCAAAAGGTTTGAATGTTAATTCAGACGAGATTTTCATTAAGGTTATTACCTCAGTACCAACTGAGGGTGTAATAACAACAAAAGAATTAGATAAATTAATTTACGAGATTGCAGCATCTTACACTGGTAGTCACCACGATTACTCAAGATTGGCATCTTCAGTTGCGATTTCGTCATACCATAAAGAAACCAATCCAAGTTTTTCAGAAACTATGAATTTGTTATTTGGTGATGGTATCATCAATGAAAAATTGATTGAGACAATTAAAGAATATGGTGAGGATAGTATTGATGAGGTAATTAATCACGATAATGATTATAATTTTGATTACTTTGCTTGGAGATCTTTACAAGAAATGTACTTGTTAAAAAGACCTAATGGTGTTGTAG